GCAACACAAATAGGTTATTTTGGTGGGCGTGATTTTCCAGCAAATGCAGCTAGGGGAATTGGTGGAACTGCTACAGTATGTTTAAATCAAAATGATGAGTTTCACAGTAAATGGGGTAATACTACAAGTGGTAACGCTATATATGGTGGTTTAAATTTAACTGCTATTGAATTTCACGAGGATACAGAATTAACAGCGTATGCAGCTTCACAAACTTGTACAGACGGATTGTTTAACTAATGGCTAAAGAAAAATCAAAAAAAAGAATAGATCAGCAAATTCCACAGGATAGACCACCAGCGTTTAGGCCAGATCAAGCTGGTGGCAGTATTGGTGGTTTTGGTAAACCATTAAAACCAACAAAGAAATATTTACAAAAAACTAAAGAACGTGGTTTTTTTGATAAAAAAGTAAAAGTAATAGAACGACAAAAACCAATTGAAACACCAAAAAGAATTGATTCAAAATCTAATAAATTAAAAATTGAAAAGGATTTATCAAGAATATTAGGAAAAAAAACAAGATTGCAAAAACCAGTTGATAAAATTCCACCAAGCCAAAAAACAAGACAAAGAGAAAAAATAGAACCTACTAGACAAGTAGATTACAAAACTCAAGTACAACAGCAAACCAATCCAATTTATAATAATCCGTCTGTTGTAACTAAAGTAAAACAACAACCTGATTTATTTTTAACTCAACAAGAAGTATCTAATTTATCCAGAAATATGTATTTTTCTCCAACTGGTACTGTATTACCAAGCACACCATTTGTTGTAGGTTCTAAAGTTTTAGCTGTTGGTTTAGGTGGCAAAACATTAGTTGAAATATCACCGGGTTTGTTACCACAAAGAGAATTAGAAAAAATAAAAGTATTACCACAAACAGATGAATTAGAAATTCAAAAAGTTATTGAGGAAAAACAAACATTAACACCACAAGAGATTTCAGAATTAGCTGAACAAACAAAACCAGCTACAGTTACTACACCAGTACCAGAAGAAGAACGACAAAGAGTAAAACAATCTCCAGTACCAAATGAACGTGAAACACAGATATTAACTAAAGACAAAGAAGAAGTTAATCCATTTGAAGAAACACCATTCGAAGATCAATTAAAAGATACTGGTCTAGCTGATGATTTAGATGATGAAACAGATATAGTTCAAGAACCTGACGAAATACAAAGAGAGATTATAGAAGAACCAGATGTACAAAGACCAGAAGTAGAAACAGTAGAAATTGGTGGACAAGTTGATATTCAAGAGGAAATAGCTACAGAAGATGAAACAGAATTCGAACCATTATTAGAACAAGATACTGCAACAGATCTTGAAATTGTTACAGATACTGAAACAGAACCAGAAGCAATAACAGAACAAGATTTTTCTGGACAAGTTGAACCAGAAGAAACAACAAAGAAAAAACCAGAAAAGGAATTAATAGATCAACCTGTTATACCTCCTCCAACTTCAGAAGGAAAAACAAGTAAAAAACCAAAAAAGAAAAAAAGAAGCAGAAGGGTATTTATATTACCTAAAACAGATGAAAACAAATTTTTAACTAAAGAAGGTAAAAGACCAAATATAGTTAATTTCAAAACAAGAAAAGGTTTTTTTCAGGCTAACTTTAAAAAAGGAACTGTTCAAGCTGCACCAAAGGGAATTACTTTAGATACCAATCAAGGTTTTAAAGAGGATAGCATGAAGGTAATTACCAGAACAGAAGCAGCTACAAAGTTTAAGACTAGGCGTGATCCCCTAAAAGCATTAGAGAGAAAAGGTATTATTTAAATGAGGGCTTACACAGAATATGTTTTTTTGACAACTATTGCTTTTTTATTGTTCATAAGCTATTTAGTAATAACTGTGCGATCTGATAGCGTTGATTTTGATGTAAATGGCATCAAGATACCAAATGAAGCTATAAACAACGTGTATCAACTTTATATTGATGATAATTGTACATCTGGTAGCTATTCTAGTTTTAAAAACTCTGGAAGCTTCTATAGTTCAACAATTAAAGATATTTTAATAAGTTCCGTTACGCTTCCTTCTACAAATACAGCTAGTGGAATAATTAAGATTGGTTATGCTGATACTACTGTTGCTTGTGGATCAGTACCAACTAATCCAGTTATAAAATACATTAATTCCAGTCCAGATGTGGACAACTTCCTTAATTTAGATGTGTTTATAAATGTTCCAGTTACTAAATATCCGTTTATTTATGTATCTGGTTTTGATTATTCTGCTGCTGCATTAGGAACTGAACATTAAAAAAAGCTAATCAATTTGGTGGGAATTGGAAGCACACACATTAGAAAACTGATTAGCTTTAAGTTTATTTTCTTACAACTAACAACAAATAACAACAAATTACAATTCAAGTTATTGTAATTATTTATCAATTTCTATATATTTTCTTAAATGGAAGCACAAAGATTTCAAAAATTATTATTAACTTTAGAAAATTATCAAAAACAAGATAGTAAATTTACAGAACATATTTTTATATTAAAAGAACTTTTAAAAATAAGTACATTTGATTTAAATTACATTGGCCATGCTGGAACGCTTTTAATAGGTTCTGAAAATGATTTATCTAAAAGATTATTAGTAAATGGCATAAAAAGATCTAAAGACCAAGTAGCAACAAGTATTAGATTTTTAAGGGATAGAAAAATTATTTGGCGTTTAACTAGACAAATACAAGAACCTATAGAATTAAATAAAAAATCCAGAAAAGGTTTTTCAAGTGCAATTTTTATATTACCCACTAATAAAGAATTTAACCCAGAATTATACAAGAACCTAAAAGCAGCTAGAACATTTAAAGACTTAGATAAGATAATGCTCAAATTTCATACTGTTTCATTAAAGGGATTAAAAGATAAGCAATTAAAAGATAAAGTTGTATTATCTAGAAATTATATAGACAAGAATTTTAAAGACGTTGTTAGAAATAGTTTAATATCTATATGGAACGATATTAATAAAGGTTTGGTGTTAAGGGATAGAAAAGATACTAAAGCAGTCCAGAAGCCAAAACAAGACGTAATAAAAGATATTGGAAAACAACAATATGTACATTAATTGTACAAACCAACATTGGCACAAACCAACATTGGCACAAGACAGAACTGGCACAAGACAGAACTGTCCCAAGACAGAACTGGCACAAGACAGAACTGTCCCAAGACAGTACTGATACAAAGCCTAAGTGTATTTCACTTAGGGAAGATACAAGTAAGAACAAAGGTTAGTTAGGATACAGACTGCCAAATAGTTAAGTAAAGAACAAAAATTTTTACAAAATAAAAGAAAAAATATATAAATAATAGATAAATAATATTTGGCTCAAAATTTAAAAATGCAAAAACCAAGTAAAATAAAATTACTATCTGATACATTAAAAAATGGTAGCAGCTGCTTACAATGTGCTAAGAAAAATGCAAGAATATTAGAACTGGAAGCCAAATTAATAAAAATAGAGTGCCAGCTAGATCATACAAGATCAATTTCTGGTATATATAAAACGAGGAGTATATAAAATCCCTAAAGGTAAAGGTACTTATGGTTCTAAAGTTGGTAGACCAAAAAAAAGAAAACCAGCTAAAAAAAGAAAAAAATAGTATTTACTTATTAATAATTTTTCTGTAAATTAAAAATACAAAGGTTAGTTAGGCTCTACAAGACTATACAAATAGTTCATCTGATCCTACTAAATGAAAAGCTGGTACAGTTTTGCTTCTGGGCAACAGTACCAGTTTTTTTTATTCTCAATTTAAAAAACATTCTGAATTTTAGATTTTAAAGTTGTCCAAGTACTAATATTTCACATTCTCAAATTTACCTTACATAGAATTTTGTAAACTCTTTTACATAAATTACAAATTTTTTAAATATAGATGTTTTAAGTATTGCAATAAATTAGTTTCTATATTATTCTATTGTAAACGTTAAGTAATAAAGGAAGCACAAAAATGAGTAAATGTAAAAAATGTTCAAGTGAAAGTAAAAAATATAGGTTAGGTGGTATTTACCAAACTTGTCAAAATTGTGGACATAAACAAAAAAAGTCTAATCATACACTTAAACAAGAAGCAAACATACAAAAATTAATTTCACGTTTTGGGATAAAAGATTAAAACAATGACAATTAAAGTAGACCATTATTTAACTCATAGTGAAATAAAAGATTTAATAGCTGCTACATATAATGAGAATATGGAATTGGTATTAATGCTAATGTTTTATTGTGGTTTAAGGGTTTCAGAAGCGTTAAACATACACAAACACACCATTTTAAAGAATAAACCATACCCACGTATAGTATTAACTGGCAAAGGGTCTAAAACTCGTGCTGTAAGAATTACTAATAAAACTTTAGAAAAAAAATTAAAATCCAGAATTACTAAATTACCAATAACCAGGCAAGCTGTATCACAACACATTAAAAGAAAAGCTAAACTGCAAGATTGGTACCTGGATAAAAAATTTAATATAGGTTGTCATACATTTAGACATTCAGCAGCACACTACTTTTTATTAAATGGAGTTCCAATTAATGAACTACAATCTTTTCTAGGCCATTCTAGTATTGTAATTACACAGCTATATTTAAAAACAAATGAATTAAATAGCGATAAGTGGAATATTGAATAATTTTATTGAAAAAATAAAACTATATTTTAAATATAAAAAAGTAGCTAACAGAACTTGGTTAAAAAAATGAAAAATTACACAGTTAGAAAACTTTTAAATCATGAATATAAAAAATGGTTATTAAAAAAACATTATGCAAAAAGGTTACCATTTATTTCTTATGGTTATGGGTTAGTTGATGAAAATTACAATATTCTTGGTGTATGTACTTTTGGAACACCTGTAAGTAGATTGTTAAATAATGGTTATTGTTTATTTAATAATTATAAAGTTAAAACATTAGAATTAAACAGGCTTGTTATGAATAGCAATCAAGAAAAAAATTTATTAAGTTATTTTCTTAGTAGCTGCTTAAAATTATTACCAAAACCATTAGCTATAATATCTTATGCTGATCCTAGCAATAATCACAATGGTTACATATATCAAGCAACTAATTGGATATATACAGGATTATCGCAACAAAGGTTAGATAAAATAAATATAAAAGATAAGAATTTACATTCAAGAAATGTAAAAAATAATAATATTATAAAAATTTCTAGAGTACAAAAACATAGGTATTTATATTTATTAGGCAATAAAACACAAAAAAAAGAAATGCTTAGAGATTTAAAATATAAACACTTAGATTATCCAAAAGGTAATAATATAAATTATGAATGTATTGATATAGATATGAAAATACAACCAGAATTATTTAGTTTTTAAAGTGTTAAATTTAAATCTGAAACATCATTTGGTAAATGAATAGCGTTCTGTTGTGATCTCCCTTTTTTCTTAACACTTAACCCCATAGCTTTTATTAGTTTCGCAAAATGCTTACTCTCTATAATATCTCCGCTATCTTCATTCCATTTGTTACATAAAGCCATTACTGGTACTTTTTTTCCAGAATGTACAGGAATAATTTTTTCTTTTAACCATTGCTGCACATGAAATTCTCTTTGTGCTTCTATATTCTCTCTAACCTTATCGCTAGTAAATTCCTCTAATTCGCTGTGATCTATCATACTCATAGTGTCATAAATTTTATAGAAATCCTCTGCATTATAAATTACTGGTAAATATTGTTGTGAAAATCCAAATGGTGTATTTTCTGTAGATGTATAATAGCTGTTTATTCTGTGGCTTCTTATCATTCCCTTTTTTACTCCAGTTGTGTAAATTCTCATATAAGATGCTGGGGATATAACATAATCTACTTGTTGTCTTAGTCTAGCTGTTAAATCACTTACAAATTGAGTTGTCATATAAAGATTAATGTTTTTATGTCTTAATTGTGTTATGTAATGAATTAGCTTTTTTAAATAAGTTGCGCCACCAGACCAGCTATCAAAAACAACCTGTGCTTCATCTATAAATATAAAACAGTCTTGAAGATCATTTTCTACAGTATAGGAAAGCATATCAGCTATATCTAAATGATCCCCAAATTTTAACGCACCATTATGAAAAACTTTATACCCAGATTTCCATTTATGATACATACAAATTGCTGAAAATAATGTTTTTCCTGATCCCCTGACACCTTTAACAATAACCACTGATGATTGATTTAATACTGCTGCTGGAATCCAATCAGTAGCAGCTGTATTTTTAGTTATTAGTTTTTGTATCTCTGGGGATACTCTGTGATCTGTTGTCATTACTTATTTTTATTGTTAATTATTACAATCATTAAAGGTTTTAAATATCCAAATTTTGGTTCTTCATTATTTTCTGATAAAAATTTATATCCAATTCTATCAGCTGTTAAAAATCTTATTTCAACATTTTTTTTAAATTTATGTTTTTTATTATCCCATAAATAATTATGAAAATATTTTGAATTTGTACTACTGGGCAATAAAAAAACAACTGTGCAATTATGTTTAAATGCTTTAGCTATAAATTTTGGAATATTAACATCAAAAATTGGGTGACAATAAGCCATTTCATTATCCCAATTTTGCAATAAAGCGTTATTTTTTTTTGTGTAATATTTAGGTAATAAATGATTTTTATCACTAGCGCACAAATCAACAGTAAAATTAAATTCTTTAGTTAATTGATCCCATATAATTTTTGGAGTTTTTATATATTTGTTTTGTAAATTTTTATATTTAGTTCTAAAAATATTTGGTGCTGGTGTCATTAAATTTTAGCCATAATTTCACTAGATAAAACAAATATTAAAAATCCTATGCCACCAAGAATAATTAACAATAATCCCTTTTCAAATATTTCTTTTTTAGTGCTTGTTTCTACATAGGTTGTTAATCGCTCAATGCTGGATTGTTCAGTAATAGCTGCTAATTCTTGAGGGTTTACTGGTATTTCATCATTAAAAAAATATGGATCATAACCAAAATAATTATTGTTTCTTTTTACTAAAACTTTTATTAATTTTTTTCCAATCATTTTTGAATGTTTTTCAGAAATAGTTAAATCAATTTCTTTAGGAATTATTATAAATTCCCAGTTAACAACATTTTCCTTTTCATAAGCTATTAAAACCTTTGTAAATCTTGATGATAAAAAAAGATATCCAATTAAGGAAAACAAGGCCAAGAAAATTACAAGCATTATATTACCAAACATCATACTGATCTGGGTTATATAAAGAGATAGCAAAATAAGTAAAAACATTAATCCAATTGCAGAAGTTAAAACAATACTTGTACTATCATTAAAAAATATATCTTTTTTATTTAGTATTTTTAAAAAAGAACCTTTTTTTATATATTCATCTAAATAATTTTGGTATTTCATAATTTACTGGAAACATAGGGAATTATTACAACTAATCCCAGTGCTGCTACAGTAGCCGAACCAATAACTAGAACTATTCCAAGATACATTGTAATTTTATCAACGGATTTAGGTTTTTTTTCAGTTTGCATTAATGTATTTTCAACAATCTTATCTTCTATATGATCTTGTAAATCAAAGGCTTCACTATCAACAACAAAATGGTTTTCACTTTGTGTTATGGGGTTTAATAAATTAACTTGATTACTGTTAATAGTTACAGCTGTAGTTTTCTTTTTTCCAAACAATCCAAAAACAATAGGGTTATTAAAAAAACCAACTTGGTTAATATCTAAAAAATAACTTTGGGATTCATCTATAAAAATTAATTGATTCTGTATTATTTCAGATTTATTAAAAACAACTGATTTGTCATTTTTAAAATTAATTGTTGTTAGGCTCATAATTGATCTAAGTCTTTTTTCTTTTTATCTTGTTGGGGTGGGATAAATGTCATTGTTTGTGCTGCATAGTTAACGGCTAAATGGTCTATTGATCTCGATCTAATATCGAACTCTTTTATAATTGCAGCTGATTTACTCCTAGTATTTAATTTACCAGTTAATTTTTTATTAGAATGTTTTATTCTTTTTAGTTCCCTTTGGTTAACTTTGGCCATTACATTACAAGCGTCTATTACTTGCATTTGATTTCTATTAGCCATTACAGCTGCTTGAATTAAATCTTTAGGTGGTGTTACAAACAGTTTTGGATCAAATGGATTAGACTGATTAAACATTGGATTACCCATTCTAGCTGTTATATCTCTATTTATTTGATCATCTGGGCTTCCAAAGTTGCTTGTCATGTAATTAACTTCCTTAATACTTAGGGATATATATACCCAAGTAATCTTAGCACACTATTAATTAAAAACCATATGCTTCATATATATTTCTACTACTACCCTTTAGGGTAGTATATAGGTTATCTATTCTTAACATTTGCTGATGTGTCTTGTAATAATAGTGGCTACCTATAAAATTAAATCCTAACAATATTAATGAGGTAAATTTGATATGTTATTAAAAGGAATGGCTACAATCGGTTTTATGGCGATAGCTGTAATTGTTTCAACTGGAACAATGACAAGCGTTAACACACAGACTGAAGCAGCAAGAACTAGAAGCGTTACTGATAGTAATGTTTCAACTTGCACAACTGGTGTTGGTGTTACTCAATGTGAAATTGATTTAACTGAAACATCACAATATAGTGATATATCAGTTAATGGTGGTTCAGTCCTAGAAACAAGTCCAAGTTCAGTAGATCGGACAGATCAGACTACGCTGAATAACGATAGAACTAAAATTACTATAACTGGTTTAACTGCTAGTACCAGCTATATATTTGATATAAACTTTTTTGGTTTAGCGTCTGGTGTAGATCAGACAACATCAAATGTAATGCAGTATATTCCAATGGTAATTATTTTCGGGGTCTTGTTTATTAGTTTACTGTGGCTTCTTAGTACAACTGGTGTGTTAGGTAAAGTTTAGGTTGAAACAGTAATAAACA